GTTTCGTCTTGGTTTGCGTATTTGCCTATATGAACGTCGGCGGGGTTTATAACTAGCAAGTACTCGCCTTTAGTTTCTCTTATTATAGGGGTATAAGTAGGGGCGTAGTTTTTAACGTACTCGGTTATCTTATTTAGTACGTCGTTTGGGGTTATGGTTTCCTTTGTAACTACAGAAAAACGCAGCTCGCCGCCCATATTCTGCCAATGCTTAACGCTTACTACGTCTTTTTTATCTATACCCCTCTCTTTTAGGTGTATATCTAAAGCGGTGTTATCGTTTATATTGTCTAAAGTTTGAGCCCTATACTTTTTAACTATCTCTACCTCGTCGGGTTGTAGTCGCATACGGTTAAAACTGTCGGGCGTTTTCATTTTTGAAAAACTGTAAAACATAAAGGTAACACCGCTATAAAGCTTAGTACTACGTTTAGCTCTGTTAAACCACTTATAGCCATATCGCCAATAGCGGCAGTACAAAGTACACCCGAAACGCTACGCTTTGCACTCCACTTTTTAGAGCGTTGCCCCTCTTTAAAAACGTCGGCTATTTTACCTATACTATTAGCTATTGCTTTTATCTGCATTTTTTAGCTTGTCTATTACGAATAGGTTAATAATAGTATCTATTTTAGAAAATACTTTGTTATCTGTTTCTGTAGGCGTAAGGTTTACCACTACTTTTACAAAGGTTAAAAGGGCTAAAACTAACTCGCCCCAGTTGTTTAATAAAAAATCATTCATAATAAAAGTCTAAAACAATGAAACAAAAAGGTATATACAAATAATGTCCTACCCCGTCTTTATATTTTTGAGAACAAGCGCCTAAAAGTACGCCCGTATAAAAGCCAATAGATAACTGCCACCCCATTAGTATAGAAATATAACCCCCGCCGCTAGGCTTGGGTCGTTATCGCAATGTATAAAATTTGATGCCACCCCTACACGGGTATAACCCGCTTTTAGTAAAGCTTTTATAATTGTAAATCTATCCATAGAGTTAGTGCATTTTATATCTACCGCATAGCCTCGCAAATGCGCCGAATTTTTAGCGCCTTTTATTTCTTTATTCCAAGCATCCGAGCGCCAAGTACTATTTAATCTAAAGGGTATTTTTGCGTAGTGTCTAGCATCGTCTAAAAGCTCTAGCGTGCTAGGTTGCATTTTATCGAAACAGTTAACGCCGTTACAAGTAAACTCGTTAGCTTTAAAATACCTCATTTGTCTAGTAGCTTTTTAATATTATAGAGTAAAGCCGTAGACAATAAAAGTATTGTTAAAGCTTGCTCTATATCTATAAAGGTAATACCTATAGCACCTACATTTATACTATTAAAAAGTACCGTGTCTATTTTTTCGTGCATTTCTTACCCTTTTTAACTAGGTACTGTTTTAGTAGTACCTCGTATTTGTCTTTATTGTTTTTACTGCCTTTAGGTCTACCCATTTAGCAGCATCCTTTCATATAGTCGTACCCCGTTCGTCTTGGTGTACCCGATATAGTTAAACCGTTCTCGTAGTATATTGTAGTTATAGGGGTCATGTCTGACCCGCTACCGTTGTTATACTCGCTAAGTGTGTTTGTGTTGTTTTGTAAATAGTCTATAAGTCTCTCGCTATAAAACTGCGCATTATTTCGCTCTTTAGCTATAAGGCTATCTACCTCGCTTTTAGAGATAGGCGTAGCGTTGTCGCCGCTTATTTGGCTTATAGAGCTATTAAGTATTTTATTTGATAGGTAAGGGTATAACTCTACTAGAGCCCAGTACATAGTAGCCCGTCTTATATACTCATTCATTAGAGTAGCGTAGGCGGTAGGTAAAGCGGCTATATTAGTTTTTAAATAGCTATATAAATTAGTACCTAGTATTGGTTGTAGGTACTTGTCTTGAGCGGTCAGTATAGCGGGTAGGAAATATTTTTCGTCTATGTTTCCGCCCGTTTGGCTATATGCTTTTATATAGTCCGCATCTATAAAAATTACTTGCGTAGGTAGTGCCATTTATTTGCCTTTATGTTTTAAACTGCCTCTATTTGGTAGGTCTATAGTTGGGGTACTAGACTTACGCCACCCTCTAGGGTTTGTTATTCCCGTTCCTCTTGTATTGCTACTTACCTCGGTATCGTTTTTAAGCCCGTCGTTTGGTAAAAACTGCCCGCTAGCGTTTCGCTTACGCTTCCAAACTTGGCGTATAAATTTATGGTGGCAATATACGCCGCCTTTAAATTCCCATATACTATAGGTACTTTTACCCTCGGGGGCAAACTCGCCATTTATACCCTCTTTACCCATTTTTATAACATCTTCGTAGCGGTACGATACGCCTAGCTTTGCATTAGCTACCATATTTCTACAGAATAGTCTAGAGTTGTCCGATAAATTTCTACTATAACGATACCTAACTTTATAAAGCCCTTTATCGGTTTTACTTTTATCGTTCGGGGTTGCGTACCTTTTAAAAAACTCGAAAGGTTCGGCGTTTAAATTAGCCTCTTTTTTTAAGTCTTCTACGTCTGTCTCTTCTATTAGTTCCCAGCCGTCTGTATTTATAACCTCGCCTACTTTGTCTAGGTGTTTAAGCCATTCTACGGCGTCGTCGTCTGTTAGTTGTACCGTTTCTTTTCTTTTTAACTTAGATAAGCTTACGCCTAACTCGGTAGAGTTAAAAAAACCCTTTGCAACGTCGGGCGGTAACTGTAGAAACTGTATTAAAAATACTATGGCTTGCTCTTCGGTTAGTACACCCTCTTGCACTTTGGCTATAATGTCTATAGCCGAGCTAATTTGTGCGCCGTTATAACTTGCCGCTACATCGTCTACCGCCTCTTCGCTACTTTTCTCGTCTGCTAGTGGGTCGGTTAGAGGTGTGTCTAGTTCGTTGTCCGTTTCTTCTATTATTTGCTCTTCGCTTTGTTCTTCTGTAAACGGTTGCGCACTTTCAAACTCTAATTTTATACCCTCGCCCGCTGCAAACATTATCATTTCAAATGCTTCGGTAAGTAAATCTCTATAGCCACTTACTACGGTTTGCTCAAAAAGTACGCTAGCGGTTTTTAACTCGTCAGCATTATTACCCAAGCCGCCGCCGTCTGAGTTTACCCCGAATAGTCTAGGGCTTACTACTCGGTGGCTTACCATTACCTTACTAGTAATTTCTTTACTTAAAAACTCGTATTGTTTATCTGCGTCGCTTAGTGCAAAGCTTGTTATCTCGGGGGCGTTGTTTCTATCGTCTGAAAAGGATAGTATAAACTTACCCGCATTTTTAGAGCCGCTTAGTTCGTCTTCTATTTGACGTTTTACCTCTCGGCGTTTCTCTTCGCTTGGGATACCTTGATTAAACGATAGTAAAAAACTAGGCGCTAGACCGTTTTGTATGTTTGCAAGGTGGTACTCGCTTACGTTTTTGTCTAGGTTTATGTAGTTTATACCCCCTTGGTAGTCGGGTTTAGGGTAATAAAAAGAACCTACGCTATACATTTTAAAACAAGCTATTTGATTAGGAAAAGCGTGTTTTTGTTCGGGGTCGAAACTCTTTACTTTATCAAACCCCGCCTTTTTTACGTTAGCCCAGTCTTTAGAATAGTAATAAAAATCTACTTCGCCGTCGTTTTCTTCGCCGCTTCGCATATTCTCGAAAGGTATATGCTCTACCTCAGTTATAGTAGTACGGTCTAAACTATAAACTATAGATAAATAAAACCCCCCTTGTACTTTAAGGTCTAGGGTACATTTTTGTATAGTATTTTTACCTACGCCTTTATCAAATAACTGTAGAAACTTAGCCCAAGCCTCTACCTTTTCGTCTTTGTCGGGGCTTGTTACGCCGTCGCCATATATCCACGAAGCTATACTATTACAAAGGGCGTTATGTACGCTAGATTTTTGGTATAGATTAATTAAGTAGTCGGGATAGTCGTTATTAGCGCCGTAGTTTACAAACTCGCTAGAACCTTTTATTACTTCGTTGTCGTCTACGTACTCGTAGGCATTGTTAAACGTATGTAGTTTACTCATTTTTATAGCTTGTTACCGTTGGTATGTCTTGCCTATCGGGGTTATAGTAATTATTTACAAAGTCGAAATCTTCATAAACCATAGCTATACCCGTATCTACTAAAAATCTAGCGTTTTTATTGGTTGCGTCTACCTTTGTGGCTATTATTTCCTCGTTTTCTAAAACTGCGTAAATATTATATACGTATTTACCCCCATTGTCTAACTGTATTACGCCGTCTCTGCTTGCCGTATTGTCTACAAATAGGTCGAAAGTTAAAAACCTAGCATTTGTAGAGGCTTTAGTTAATGGTAGTAACGTATTAAATACTTTACCCGTTAGCTCTTCTATTAACTCTATTAAATAATACGTAGGGTTAGTACTAATATTAGTAGTAGAGTGCGTAGAATTAGGTATATAAACTGGTTTAGTAATATCTATAGCGTTACTATATAAATTACTGCTGTAGTTTATCGTTACTGAGTTTCGGAAATTTGGTATTTTTCTTAATAGTAGCAAGCTCGAAAATATTAGGGTTAGTTTTTAAAAGTAAACTATATGTACTAAAAGGTAGGTTATCGCTTAGTAGTGTTTTTTTAGGGCAATAGCAATGCGAGCCTATAAATTCCTTTTTTAATTTATACCTTTTTTTCATTTGCTTTTAATTTATGTAAATATAGGGTTTTATAAAATAAAAAAAGGGGGGTAAGGCTTTCAACTCCTACCCACCCATTATTTATAACTAAACAATATATTTAAATTTGCTGAGCGCTTACAGATATTTTACTAGCCGTTACTGCCGTTGGTGCGTTAGTCATATTTATAGCGGGTTGTAAGCCCATACCTTGAAACTGCAAAGTAAACCCGATAGGGTCGCTTAGTGCTACGTCTCCACTATGTATAAACGAACCGCCCGTACATCTAACCATTCGCTTAAAGTCCATAAGGTAGTATATACCGTTATTGTCTCTAATCATAATTTGCCATATACCCGCTACTATGTCCTCGAATAAGTCTATAGTCTCTTTTTGTACACCTCTACAAACTATTTCTAGGTCTTGCTGGTATGCTACCCCGCTATCGCTTGTAACGATAGTTTGGTTAAAATTACTTTGGTATTTATCTAGGTCTATTTGAAACCAAGTTCCCTCGCTTCCGCTATCTGTTTCTACTGCGGTAGCCTCTCCGCCCGTAACGGTAACGCTTAAAAGCTTGTTAGCATCTATACCGCTTATAAGTAGTATTTGGTCTATACCTCCTACGTCGTTTTGGCATAGTATACTCTTACCCGTTGTTATTGCACAACTCATATTTAAAAAATTTTAAGGTTATTAAAAGGTAGGGCATAAAGCCCCACCGTTTTAAGTTGTACTAGGATATAGTTTGATTAACTGCTAAAATACAGTCAGCCTTAATACCTACTTGTACACCAATTCCAAACCTCATAACTAACTGAATAAAGTCTGAGCCGTCGTACTGGTAGCGAGGTATAATATTTACCTCTGTAGCGTCAGTACCTAAGTTTGTACCTACGAATAAGTTAGAAACTCTAGCCATAATAATAGCATCGTCGGGCATTCCGTAAGCCATACGTACGGGTACACCTAAATAAGTAAGCTCGCCGTAGCTTTGGTTAGTTCCTTTATTATCGTAACCTCCTACACCAAGTACACCACTTAAAAACTGCATATAAATACCGTAGGTTTTAGCACTTACTAAAATTTGGTTATCCTCTTTATTTAAGATACCCGCCGCTACTGCTACCGCTTTGTTATATACTGCCTCAAATTTAGCCTCAATATTTGCTTTTGATAAAGCCGCTCCTAGGTCTACGTAGTTAGCTGCTAAATATAGCTGCCCCGCTTGTATTCCGTCGTTATCTATTACACCGTCGTTAGAGATAAGCCCAGTACCTAAAGTAGTCGAACCTTTGTAAAGCATAGACTCTACTTGCTCCGCTGCTTTGCCCGCTACTGTAGCCGCTGCAAAGTCTATAAAGTCTGTAGGCTCGCCGTTACGGTTTCCGTTCATTTGTTGCGCTACCCAAGTCGGGTATAAAGTACCTCTACAAATACTTTCGTTTACCATTACGTCGGTAGTAGTTAACACGCTCTCGCCTAGTGTTAAGTTATCGCCGTTTGTAACCGTACAAGCTGAACCTACTATAGGGTCTGCGCTTGTTAAAGAGGATACTACCGCCTTGTTACGTACACCCGCTAAAGAGGTCATATACCCGTTTACGATTGAATTAGCGCTTGTTACTGGCGCTAAGTATGGTAGTGCTAGCTCGCCCGCATAAGTTGTATTTGGGGAAACTGTAGGGAATGCAAAGTTATATTTTTCGTTTGCCATTTTACTAGTTGTTTTTAAGGTTTAAAATCATATCTAGGGATTTGTTTCCCGTGTTATACGATTTGTTTGTTTGGGGGGCATTATGTTTTAAAGGCTTAACCGCCGAAAGTTTAGATAGTTTTTGTACGTTGGCTTTTAGCTCTACGTTTTCTTTAGTTAAACCCTCTACGGTTTCTTTAAAGTCGTTACGTAAAACCTCTAAAGCTTCTACAAAGTTCTCGTTTGTTACAAAGTTAGATAGGTCTACTTTGCTCATTTCCTCTTCGGCTTTGTCTTCTTTGTTGTCGGTTTCGGGGTGTAGTAAGCTAGTTACTTCGCCGTCTGCTACGGTCATTATAGCACCGCCGTCTACTTCGTACTCGCCCGTAGGTAGCGGCATTTTTTCGCCGTCTTCGCCTACTACAAATACTAGTACGCCGTCCTCAAAAGCTTCTGCGTCCGTGCCAATTTTAGTACCGTCTACTAGTACCGCCTCTGCCTTTAGCTCTATTTCGGTAGTTTCCATACCTAAAATAGCTTTAATTTGGTTAATAGTGTTTTTCATAGTTTTGTATATGTTCACTAATACAAAGACGCTTTTTAATTAAGTTAGTTTATCTTTAAATAAAAAAATGAAAAGACGAAAACCTACGGGGGAAAAAATATTGTTTTTTAGTATTTGGCAAGAGCGCCCACACGTTTGTACTAACTGCAAAGAGCACCTAGGTAACGAGGCTAAAGCTTGGCACTTTGCACATATTAAACCTAAAGGCTTATACCCCGAGCTAAGACTAGACCCTAACAATATACGCCTACTATGTTACGATTGTCATTACGCCCTAGACTTTCAAAGCAAAGCTAAATTTATAGCCCGCTCTCGGTAATTACTTTTCGAATACGGTTTAGTATATTCTCGTCTTCGCTTAGTATTGTTTGACGGTCTGTAAAAAAGCCCTCTATACTAAAGCCTTGTACCTTGCCCGTCTTTACGTATTTGTCCCATACAGTACGGTCGTTTACTTTAACAGAAACAAACCAAGTACCTATAGGTAAATCTTTAAAACCATACTCGTAACTCTTATCTAGTTTACCGTCTTTAATCCAAGACTCTACTACTGTTAAGTTAGTTACCTCTTTTTGGTGCTCTATTGTATGGTTGTGTTGCTTGTCTCTCATAAAAAAGAGCTCGCTAGCTTTTCTTATTGTAGCCTTTGTAAAGTATACGTAATAATCGCTCCCAGTTTCGGGGTCTACTCTTAGTATTTGCTTATCGGGTATAAGTACCGCCCCTATTAGTAGTTGTTTGTCTGCGTCTAGTTCGTTAAATTTTACCTCTATATTTTTACTAGCTTTTTTTAGTGCTATAAAATTGGCTTGTATTGCGGGTTGGTTTACTAAACTTATCGCAAAAACTCCGTCCTCGTTTTCCAGGGCTTCGTCGTCTATAATTAACTCTACTATTTTAGT